TTCAGGACTTTTATCCTTTCCTTTATCTGACCTAGTTTTAAACGTCCAAGGCGGATCTGCATATATTACTCCATATTTTTTATTTGTGTTAAACATTTTGTAGGTTTTGAATATAACTATCGCTCTTATTGTCGCCAATCTCACCTACTGGTAACAAATTAAAAGCTATAGAATATCTTGTCATGTTGCTTTCGTTTGTTTCTATTTTATGGTATACTTCACTAGGGAAGAATATTATTGTATCTGTTTCAGGCACTATTGTCCATGATTCAGAATTGTTTTGGTTATAATCAATTACGTTTAATTGAAATCTTTGTACATCATAATTTTCAAATGTAATACCACCTGATTTTTGTGGTACATCTATATAATAAACACCAGACCACATACAATTATTATGATTATGAAAATTACTAGATTGTCCTGGTTCACTCTTTGCAATCCATGATCTAACAATCTCAAATTTATTTTTATATCTCATCACTTGGTTTTTAAATGTATAAAATTCTTGTACTATCTTATTTTTTAAATGTAGTAAAGTAGGATATTCTAATAATTCTTTTTCATGTGAGATATGTGATATATCTCTTGTTTCTCCACCAGAATATGTGTAATCTAAGTTTTCTAAAAGCTGTTTATAGATACCTCTATCTCTATCAGAAATACCTAACTTAGTTTCATGTATTGTTTTACCAAATATTATCATTCAAAAAATGCTTCTAAACTTGCTTTTGGTTCATGTTCCCAACCAATAGCATTTAATATAAATCGCATAGGGTCAAGGAATGTTTTTTCAAATTGTGTTTCATAATCTACATACTGTTTTAATTTAAATTCAGTTGGTAATGTACTAATGTAACTAATAACATCAAACTTAAATGGGTTTGCTTCTTTTAGTTTTAGAAATTTAATCTTATCACCTTCTTGTATGTAAGGATATTTTGCACCTAATTTAAATTGTTTTAATTGATGATTATATATCAAAGCACCTTTAACATGTATTGGTGTACCTTTAATAAAGATATTACTTGATGACATATACTTTTTAATATTGTTGCAACTTCTAGGAAAGGCAATAGCTTCTGGTGGTAACTCGATAAATTCTTTTCTAAAGTCTGCAATAAATTTATGTAGATCACCCTCTGATTTACCCATAATAATTTTAATTGCCTCTTTAATTTTACCACGACAAACTTGTGGTGTGCTAGACTTGACAGCTTCGATACCCATTAATTTTAATTTAGGGTCTGCAAGTCTGACGCCTTCTTCGTCTAGCACGTTGAGCATATAGCGTTTCTTAGCAACCCATATACCCTTATTCGCTATAACTTCTCGTTTCATTACCATACAATTTTTAAATGCATTTGTATAAGAAGCTAATTCATTAAAACATTTTTCAATATAAGGTTCGATTTTGTTGTCACATACCTTACCAATAAAATCTGCAATTTGTTGGTCGTCTTTTCCTTCACAAGTTTTTTCTACTAACTTATCAAGTGTAACATAGATACTATCAGTATCAGACGCAACAATATAATCTATTTCACCATGTGTTTGTAATATTTGATTTAGATATTCATTTACTTTCTTTTCAATATATCTTATAATAAACTGACCAGCAGTTGTAATACCACTTGCTTGTCTTACATCATAGTATCTAAAGTATTGATTACCTACTGCACCATAAGCTGAGTTCAATGCAATCTTTCTTGCCCATTGAATATTATGACACCTTGCAATCTCTCTTACAAGTTTAGGATCTTTTGTTTTTTCATATTCTTTCTTTGCCTTTAACATACGTTTCTTATAAATGACACGTTCATTGTACATTTGTTCCATCATTTCAGGTAAGAAACCTTGACTATCGTTTTTAAATTTTGCACCGTTTGGTGTTAGACACGCACCCTCTGTTTGAAGATAATTAAGTGGTACTTTCATATCAATCATTTTATTAACATTAACACCATGTGATGATTCACCTAGTATTTTTTCAGGCGAAATATTATATTGAATAATGATATGTGGATATAGTGAGTTAATATCAAAAGAAGTTACCCATTTGTGTTGACCAACTTTAGGTTCTTTTACATATGCACCTTCGTATTTTGTTTCTTTACTATGTTCTTCCCTTGGTGGCACACATATATTTTTCTTCATTAAATGATTTGCAATCAATGTATCCCATACTCTAACTTGTGAGAATATATCATCATAGTTAACTTTACTTTCATAAGCTACAGTTAATGATAAGTCAATAAGTCCAAGTTTATCTTCTAATGCGTCAACAATTTCAACGTCTTGTATATTATAATCTACGAATGATTGAAAGTCTTTTGTATACCAATCTTTAAATGTATCATAACCTGCGTCATCTTTACCACGACCAAGTTCTAGTTCACCAATAAAATCTAGTTTATAACTTTCTTGTCTTTGTGGTATAAACCATTTGTATAAATCCAAGTAGTCTAAGTTAACAATGCCATATAGTTGGTAAACAGTTTGAGGTCTACCTCTAACATGTATTTCTTCTCGTTTGATTAGATTCCAAGGCGACATTCTGTTTGCCACTTTATCGCCAGCTAATAGTCTAATTCTATTCATCAAATAAGGCAAGTCAAAAAATTTAGTATTCCAACCTGTGATAATATCTGGATATTGTTTAATCCAGAATTTCATAAATTCAAATAATAATTGTTTTTCGTTTTTACATTTTATGTAAGTTACATCTGGTCTATCAGTTTTAAAATCACCTACACCCCAAGTTATAATCTGTTTGTTAGATTGATTTTTTACTGTGATACAAAGTAACTGTTCAACAGGATTTTCTACATCAGGAAAACCACCTTCACAAGTTGTTTCAATATCTAATGTAAATATTTTAATTTGATCTTTATCCCATTTGATATCTTCAGGATATTCTGAACCGATATACTGATAGTGATATCTTTCTAAACCAAATATAGGGGAGTTTTCTGTAGCTGTATCTCTTTTAAATCTTCTAGCGTCTTTGATTGTTCTAAATTCTATAGGTTTTAGAAACTGACCTTGTAAAGTTTTATATTGTGAATGCTCTTGTGTTAATGCATAGAGAGTAGGACCAAAATCAATTTTATCTTTGTATTCTTTACCATTGAGAATACCACGTATTAATAATTTACCATTATGTTCAATTACATTTTTATAAAAGTTCACTTGACCTCAATTCTACTGCCATACCATCTAGCTCTTTTGTTAATTTCACTTGACAACCCAATCTACTTCTTCCATCAATAAAGTCTTTTTCATATTCTAACAAATCAATTTCAGGACTATTATAATCTATTTGTCCTAATTTGTCAACCCATTCACCTGTCAAATAAACATGACAAGTAGCACAGGCACACGCACCACCACAAGTAGCAGGTATCTCTTCAATAGGCACATGACTATGAAACTTTGCAGCTTCCATAATAGTTGTGCCTTCAGGTACCTCTACTCGTATTTTGGAGCCATTTCTAACAAAGTAAATTGTTACCATTAAACTTTTGGTACAAGGTTCTCTGTTATCAAATCTGACTTTGGTGTAATGATGTTACTAGTGTTTGCCGAATACGAACCTAATATTTCATCTTTTGGTTTTACACTAGTGACTACTTTGTCCTGTGATATTGTGATTTTTTCTTCACTCGTATAGGGCATATACGGCGTCATCATCAAACTTACAGGTTGTCCTGGTGCTTTTTGTGTGGGGATAATAACACATGGTTTATGTAACACATAATTACCCATTGTGTCTTTTTCTACTTTAGATATTACATCTTCACCGGTCGTTAATCTTAATATTTTTGTTTCCATAATTTACCTTTCACTATAATATAACACAAAATTGACAATTAGTCAATGCTGTATTTGGTTGTAATAACATATTTTCTTTGAGGATTGACCATAACGTTCAATCTATTCATAAATGCACGGTCCATAAGAATTAAAGTTCTCTCATCTCTATCGTCCAATGTGAATTCCACGTCATTATAGACGCCTCCAGCGAACTCTACGTCTAGCTTCACAACGTATCTGGTCTCGTCATAATCACGTAATCCGCCTACGGAAATCTCTTCCTTACGTACAATTTTAGAGGTTATAGTCTTATCTAACAAAGTCCATGTTATTTCATTTCCATTAATTTTATACTTGTCTGCATGTATAACTGGCATTCCAGAGTTACCAGTATCAAACTTAGCGACAATTTCTCCAAATGGTTTAATGGTGACCACTTCTTTATACCCACATTCAGTAGGTACGGAAAATCTGTTTTCTTTATTTGCAAAATGTTGTATAACTTCTTTTGCAATATTCATTTTAGTAGCGTCTTCAATACCCTCAGTTCCAGGCGAACTATTAACCTCTAACATAAATGGTGGTTCTTTTGTTCTATTCTTACTTGGTATGAAATCTACTGCCGTCCAAAAACCACCTACTGCTTTTGCGGCTTTTAAACTTTCTTCTATTTCTAATTCTGTTAATTGTATTTTTTCTGGTTGTGAACCTTGCGATACATTTGATCTAAAATCACCTTCAATAACTGGTCGTTTCATAGCTGCTAATACTTTACCACCTAATACTAAAACTCTCACATCATAATCTGTTTTGATATATTCTTGTATTAATAAATCTGCGTCTTCATCTTGTTTATGTATTAACTGTACAATAGAATCTAAACCTTTAGGACTATCAACAAATAAAACACCAACACCTTTACTACCTCGTAAAGTTTTTAAAATTAAAGGAAACTTAATATCTGATTCATCAACAATTTCATTTACTTTTTCTGAATCGTTTATTAAAACTGTTTTTGGTTGTGTAAGACCATAATCTGCAAGTCTAAGTGCCGTTCTATACTTATCAGCACACATGTTAATTGTTGTTCTAGGATTTATAACTGTGATATTAGCTCGTTCCAAAATGGAAACAAAATCCATCCAACTATCTTTACGTGTAATACTACCACGAATAATAGCAACAGTATTACTGTCAATGTCAAAACCTTTTTTATCATCTTTGTTATGAAATTTTCTTTGTCCGTTATCAAATGTAGAATAACCACCAGTAAGTTTAAATAGATAATGTTTAAAACCTAATTTATCGCACTCTTCTTTTAGTCTATCAGCTGTATGAAATGTTTTTGCCTGTTCTGGTTCGTCTGTAATAATTAACAAACGTAAAAAAGGTTTATCACCTTTTGCTTCATTTATAAAATCTGTAAACTTTGGTACTTGCATTATTCATTAACTGTAGTAGATTTATCTTCTTCAACAACCTTTTTACCAATGTTATATTTGGCTGTCAAGTTCCACTCTTTCTTTTCTTTAAATGGTAATACTTTTATTTGACTTAGTGGTGCTTTGTTTTCTGCTTCAGTAGGTTTTACAATTTCAATTAAACCCCAATCAGATAATAAAATAGCAATTGTGTTTCTTCTTTGTATATCGTTTTCTACTAATGTTGCTTTTTTACCGTCTAATGCAAAAAGTTCTTTAAAATGTACTATGAAATATTTACCTTGTTTGTGTAAAATATGACACGATTGATAAAGTGTTTTATCTTTTCTACTTGCTACACCAATTCTAGTTAGTGTTTCTCTAATTTTTAAAAAATCATCTGGTTGTTTGATAGTCACCTCTAACATACTATCTACTGACCATGCTATCTCGTCACTCATTTTTTCTTTCTCCCGCCTTTATTTAAAGACTCTTTTATATGTTCAATTTGTTTATCTGTTAGTATATCCAGAGCTTGTTTTGCCTTAACATTACTGTATCCATAATACTCTTTCACATACTCCATATCTCTCAACTTGGCTTGTGATAACCACTTACCACCAAATCGCTTCTTTTTTCTAATACTATTTATGTAAAAGTGAAACTGTAATTTCTTATCTAAGAAGTGGTAACCGTTCATTTCATTGGCAGCTGCCAAGGTATCATAATGCATAGATAAACATTTGTTGATTATAAAAGGCGGATACTTTTTAGTCCACGTTTTATCTTCCGTATCTAGTAAATTCTCTTTACTAAAATTAATTGCATTTAAATAATCTTTCAATTCGTACATAATAACCTCAAATAAATTTAGGACCCTCTAAAAAGAAAGCCAAACTTTTTCTAATACCAGATGTTACCGGTTTTACTCTGTGTAATATATAGGATTTAAATAGGATGATATCTCCTGGTTCAGAAAATTCTTTAATGTGCATAATCTCACCTGTGTTTAACTCAAAATCACCACCCTCGTAAGCACTATCTGATAGATTTACCAAAGCAGTTAATTTTAAATCATACTTGTCCTCAGACGTAGCTGTATCTACATGCCAATCGTATTTGTGATTGTAATTGCCTGAGTACACATTGTAATTGATTGTCTTATATAAGTTTATTTGGTGTAGATTATAACCAAAATGTTTGTTATTTACATCTAATAATATATGTTCAACATCTTCCATAACTGATCTTAAATTTGACCATTGTATTATCTTATTATGACTATGTTTGCCTGTAGCTCCCATGTCTTTTGGTTCTTCAAAACCTGTATTACAAATCTTGTTAATCTCACTTATTCTTTCTTTGTTAAGAAAGTTTTTTATATAATAATAATCCATTATCTATTTCTTAAATCGTTTTCTTCCCATATAGTGGTCACCTGGTTCATAGTCCCAACGTTTTCCATGATGTCCTCGTATATCGGCATAAAACATTCTTAAACGAACAATCAAAGTTCGCAAGAGCGTTCTTCTTGCCATCTTATCTCCCTTTATAACTATTTGAATTTACAACTTGCCATAATTTCTGTCAAGCAAGCAACCATATTTATCTCTTGGTCAGCTACAAATGCGGATTTATATTGATATCCGGCAATAATTAATATAGCTTGTGGTATTGATTTTGAATCTAAATTGTCATAGAGAAAGTCGTAAACACCTCTGAATAAACTAGATGGTTCTTTGTCCAAGTTATCAACGACCCATTTTCTCATATCGTTGAATTTCTTATCTTTTAATGCCTTTATTAGACCTTTGTAATTAGCTTCTGTTAGATTAAATAAGATACCACTATCTATTTTACCTCTCACAGAATACCTTTGAAGTTCATTTATAGTTCTTCTAAAGTCTGGATAATGTTTTTGGATAAGTTCAGCAAGAAC